CTGGGAAGTAGATAGACACGAGTTGAGACTTGCCATGACGCGGTGGGATGTTCACACAGATGCGATCTTTGTCTCCAGCTTCAATTGCCATGAGCATATCAGCCAAAATGCGGTGGTGTTTACCTACTATATAGTCAGGCTGCATGACTTTGCAGAATTCTATGAGGTCATCGTAGGCAACAGCGTTTGTTTTGCGTGTGGCTAGTTCATCAACGATACGGTTTATCTCAACAACCTCCGTATCATTGAAGTTATCTATGTTATCCAGCATCTGCTGGACTTCTTCCTCAGTAAAGTCGGGAACGGCCTCAATCATCTAAGCCAAGCTCCACGCCTAAATCAAACTCGTGGTCTTCGTACTCAGCATCCACTATCTCATCCTCTGGGTTCACCAACTTCTCTAGCTTACTACGTAACTTGTCACGTAGATCATCAGTTGATTGGTGCGTAATAGTTACTTCTGACTTCTCCGCGAACAATCCTACGTCTGAGATCTTACCTAGAAGCTCTAATGCACGCATACGTATACGTGGATCAGCGTTCTCAGACTCTAATAACAGCTTGTTTGTGACTAGGTGCCGTATCTGCACTGCATTTTCTGCAACAGAATGCCCAAACTCTTGCAGGATGCTGTTAGTTAGAATGAGTGAGGCGGGTGTTAACTTGGCTACCTTAGTAGTGGTGGCTTTCTTGGAGGTTTTTTCGGGATCATCAGCGTATGCGGTAGCTAGTCGGGCTGCTACGTCTTCATCTTCAGCGGTTGGCGTTATATCTAGGCCGTGGTCAGCCAACTTTACTGCCGTATTGCACGCAGCTTCTGCACGTTCCTTCAGATCTACAAACGTCATGTCGTCCGAAAAGGGGACACCGATTTCAGGTTCTACAAGTAAGGTCATAAATTGTTTCGCTGGCTATAAGCCGTTGCGCGGAATATACCACAAAAAATTTTTTTGGCTAGGTACTTATATTTTAGGGGTGGGGGGTCTCCTGTGTAGGGAACGGCCTCAAGAAGCGGAGGATTTTGGTTGGGGAACGATTAATTCGTGGATATTAGTAATATACGCTCGCATACGGACTCCTAAGCTATGAGCGGGGCATAGGGGGCGGGTGGGGTCACCAGATAACACGTTACACTACTTGACACCATAGGCTACCACGGGATACAATGGTTGCATCAAACGGGGAATCACCCGCTTGGTTACCGGTCACTGACCGGTAAAATTAAAACAAAATAGAGTATATAAAATGACAAACTTAAATAATAAAACTGCCACACAAATCTTTGAGGGTATCAATTCCTATGGTGTAGCTACCACATCCGCGAATGACCATATCCGTGCGCTGTCTGGGCATAGACGCGGTAAGGACGGTAAGTGGTATATTCCCAAGAATGCTAAAGCCAAGATTACGGCAGAGCATCTAACCACCAACGCAACGAAGGGTAAGAAACGCGCGCCCTATTTCCCAGCGCACTATGCTGCTGTCCGTGCTGGCCTGATAGCGGCGCGAGACTCTAAAGGCTTCACACCTTATATGGGTTTCACAATGGGCGCTATCTTGTCTATGGATGCCGATGAGGTGAAGGCGCACAAGCTATCCCTAAAAGGCGCAAAGGTTAAGGCATTTAGCGATGCACGTAAAAACGCGCTAGACAATCTGGCAGACGACATGAAGAACCTGCGACGCGCACTTAATACAGTGCAAGGTGTGGTCAAGACACAAAAGCCAGCGAAGACTAAAACAGCCGGTGCGCCCCCAGCACCAGCGCAAGATTCCGAGCCGGTATCTGGCAATGCTACTGAAGCGGATTCGATCCTGCCGCCAGCCATCCGCGATCCGCGATTGACTGAGATACTCAATAAGGCGGCGCAGATGGATATTGTCGGGCAAGCGCAATTGGCGGACATTGTATGCAGAGCCATGAAGATACTCGCAAAGCGAACTAAGTAACTCAACCAGCCCCCAGCAATGGGGGCACACTAAAACTCAAATAGGTAACACGTTATGACAATGCAAGAAATAACCAGACTGCTAGATAGAACAATGACCAATCTCGACACGATATTAGCTGAACGGGAAAGAATGATAGCTGAACGGGAAGACTTGGTAGCCACCGTTGAGATGCTACGAAGAAAATTAAAACTGGCAGAATTAGATGTTGCAATACTGACCCAACCACATACCTGCGTGATCTGCTTTGGTGAGATCGAAGTCCAGTCTAATGGGTGGGCTGGAGGGCACAATGCAATGCCGGTTGCAGAAGGCCAATGCTGTGACGACTGCCACGGTCAGGTTCTAGCAGAACGATTACGCCACTAACCAACCCAAAACATCTTAGAGAGCTTCGGCTCTCTTTGATACCAGTTCCTAGATTAGAGGTGCGTGTTACAGCAGAGGTGCGCGGAGCGGAGCTTTTATTTTTTAGATACCAGTTCCTAGATTAGAGGTGCGTGGCAGTGTTGAGGTGCGGCACCACATAACGTGTTTTGTGTATGATTCATACATAAAAACGCAATACCCCCCACGAGATACCAGTTCCTAGATTAGAGGTGCGTGGTAATGTTCCCTTCGCAAGTCAAGTGGGACGGGTAATGTTCCTTTTTTGGGCCTAATGTTCCTGTAATGTTCCCTTTTTTTAAGGCAAAAAGGAACATTAGTTTAGTGGTGTTTGGTGGTATCTGACGTTATCTGGCATTACTGCACTATACAAAAAGACCTATATATATATATATTCTTATAATGTTCCTTTTTTAGTAAAAAATGTATATACGGGGTGGTTGAGAGGGCTTGTTTAGCTAATGTTCTTTTTCTCAAACACAAACTCCAAGACCCATTCAATTTCTCTAAAAAGGGAACATTGGAACATTGTATATTTATCAATGACTTACCGACCTACGTAATGGAACATTAGGGTACATTACCGTACATACCACCAAACACCACCAGATACCACTACTTGACAAAACACGTTATATGTGAGACTATATGTCTTGTCGGGGGGGAGTTGCGCCCTGACCATACTAAAAACTTATGTATGAATCATACACAAAAACAGGAGACAGCAATGTCAAATCAGTTAGACGAAAAAACGCAGCGCAGGGTAATGGCAGAGATAGATCTAGGGCAAACCCCTCATGGGGATTTAATGTACGGCAGTCGAGCATGGCGAATTAACTACAAAAAACTCTGCAAGCTCAGAGACGATGACACTCTACGATACATAGCCGAAGACTGTCGCCAAGCCGTCGAAGCACAGCCAGATGGTCTCAAGTGTTGGCAGTACAGTAACGAGCAGCGTTACTGCGAACATGAGTTATACCGTAGGGACAGAGACCGTGAGCGTGGAGTCATCGAAGAGGTTGCTCTCAGACAGATTGTAGAAGACGTATACGAAATTAATGAGGGTCACGATGAACGTGATGGCAGTGGACGAAGGAGACGTATTGAAAAGTTATTGGCTCGTGTATCCGTCCGAGACCTAAAGGAGTACTTAGGTAGAGCCGATGGTCACGAGGAGAGCAGCAATGCGTAAGATAGAGAAAGAAGTAATCGGTGCGTTCATCAACAGCACCAGCAAGACGATGGGCAACACCACATCTGTCCGCAACCCAGTAACTCGCAACATGGATCTACTACTACACGGCAACCGTATCGCCACCATGTCGAATCAAGATGGGGTTAAGAAGTTATGGGTGAGTAACGCTGGCTGGCCTACTCGCACTACACAGTCCCGACTCAATGCCTTACTCACATTAGCTAAAGTACCAGCGCGTGTGTACACAAGGGGTAAGGACTATGACGACGAACCGTTGCAGTGGCTATCCAACGGCAATGGCGCACCAGTAAACCTGACCACGTTACGCAATGCAGCGTATCTGGTGAGTGAGAAGTAAACCAAAACTTATGTATGAATCATACACAAAACCAAAATCAGGAGAACGTAATGCCATTTTTTAATTCCCGCTGGCCTACCAGCGATGATCTGCCGTCAATTCTAATAGAGCCTATTGATAACGTACCGACAGTCATCTTCGACATCGACGGCACACTGGCTGACATCGAACACCGTAGGCACTTTGTCGAAGGTAAGAAGAAAGACTTCGATTCCTTCAACGCAGCTATGGTCAACGACACACCCAATGCACCGATAGTAGATCTAATGTGGATGTGCGAAGACGCAGCCAAGCAGATCATATTCTGCACTGGGCGCATGGAGCAGTACCGTGAGGTTACTCGTAACTTCTTACTGGATAAGTGTGATCTCGCCCTTTCGTACAACGGCGCAGACGGCTTGGGCGAACACTTCTACGGCTTTCCATACACCCGTGAGTCTATCGAA